ACCTACGGCACGTTCCCGCCCGCTGCGGAGAACGTGACGATGGCTCGCGACACGATGATCGTGCCGAAGCGGATCACCGGCACCACGGCCTACTTCGTGGGCGAGGGTTCGGCCGTCACCGAGAGTGAGCCGACCTACGCGAACGTCAGCCTCGTCGCCAAGAAGCTGGCCGTCTCCTGCCGCATGAGCACCGAGGTGGTCGAAGACGCATTTGTCTCGATCGCCGACAGCGTAGCCCAGGAATTCAGCACCTCGCTGGCCTACAAGATCGACCTCTGCGGCTGGCTCGGGGACGGGACGCAGGGAACCTACGGTGGCATCAACGGCATCGTCAACAAGATCAACGACGGCAGCTACACCGCCAGCGTTCACTCGGCGATCGGTGGCAACACCTCCTTCGAGACGCTGGACATCGAGGACTTCCTCGGCGCCATGGGCAAGTTGCCGATCTACGCCCGCGCTGGGGCTGCCTGGTACGTCTCCCCGGCCGGCTACGCGGCGAGCATCGCCCGCCTGAAGTACGCGGCTGGCGGCAACACCGTCGAGAACGTGGGCGCCGGCACCGGCGAGACGTTCCTCGGCTACCGGGTGAACCTCGTGCATGTGATGAACAGCACGCTGGGTGCCGACGCTGGCAAGGTCAAGGTGCTCTTCGGCAACCTCGGCCTGTCCAGCATCTACGCCCGTCGGCGTGACTTCTCGGTGCGGCTGTTCGATCAGGTCTACGCCACGACCGATCAGCTTCTCCTGCAAGGCACCATGCGTTTCGACATCAACCACCACAGCCTCGGCAATGCGAGCGAGGCTGGCCCGGTGATCGCCCTCAAGACCGCCTGACACTAAGGAGTTCATCCCAGATGATCCACGCCCAGTTTGAGAAGTTCGCGGCCACGCTGCCGACCGCCGCTGTTGGCTCCACGGCCACCAGCACCCTGACGATCGACCGCCTCGGCTACGATCACGTCAGCGTGTCGGCGATTCGGGCCAGCAACGCCAGCACCGTGTTCGCCAGCGTCCTGAAGGTCGAGGAGTCGGATTCCGTCTCCACGAACTACACCGACGTGACGGCCCTGGTGGGCGGCGGCACCGGCGGGTTCACGATCCCCGCGGTGAGCGACACCAACGCGGCTGCGGTCGTCCAGATGGACATCGACTGCCGGGCCAAGAAGCGCTACCTCAAGGTCAGCATGACCCCCGGCGCCTCGGCGACCCTGGCCCTCGTGGCCGGAATGTCGAAGGCTGAGGTCGCTCCGGTTAGCGCCGCTGAGAAGGGCGTGATCGGCTGGGTTGTGTCTGGCTAGTCCCGTACAAAGCGGGACGGCCAAGACGGCCGGCAAAGGCGCAAGGAGGCGCGCCCGCTCCCACAAGGAGCGTCGATATGCTGGTTCGCGTTGGTGACTGTGAGGCCGAGGTCAAGGTGGCGGCTCTGATGAGCTGCCCCCGCTTGGGCTTCACTGACAATTTCTTCTGCGTCGCCCAGGCTCTCGCGCCGCACCGCATCTCGCCGATCAAGTACACCGGCGCGTTCTGGGGTCAATGCCTCCAGAACTGCATGGAAGACGTGATCGACAAGAACGACGTGATCCTCACGTTCGATTATGACACGGTCTTCACCGCAAAGACCGTCGAAGCCCTCCTGACGCTGATGATGTTCAGCGGCGTCGATGCGATTGCCCCGCTCCAGACCAAGCGGGAGGCCAACACGGTCATGTTCGCCCTCCCCGGCATCAAGCCGGAGGACAAGACCACCGTCGAGGACGACTGGTTCCAGAAGCCCGTCCAACTGGTCGAGACGGCCCACTTCGGCTGCACGTTCATCCGCACCGAAGCCTTGAAGAAGGTGCCGAAGCCCTGGTTCGTCGCCCAAGCCAGCGAGGCCGGGGACTTCCGGGGGGGCCATATCGACGAGGACATCCATTTTTGGAAGGCGTTCTACAAGGCCGGCAACAAGCTGGGCATCGCCACCCAGGTCAGCGTCGGCCACGCCGAACTGATGATCACCTGGCCCAGCCGCACCTCCGGCGGGGGCAAGATTCAGCAGCACAGCACCGACTTCTGGAACAGCGACCGCAACCCGCCCGAGGGCGCCTGGGGGTTCATCAAGTGAAGATTCGCATCGCCAAGGCGTTCAACGGCTACAAGGTCGGCCAGGTCTTCGACTGGGGCGACGGCATGGCCCGCGTGATGGTCGCTCGCGGCTTGGTGGTGCCGGCCGACGAGAAGCCCGTCGAGCGGGCCGTGGCCCCCGACGGCGACCTCGAGCGGGCCGTCGTGAACCCGCCCGTCAAGAGGAGGAAGGCCCAATGACCGTCACGATTCTCTACGGCTCGCCGCAGCACCCCGACTCAACGATCACGCCGTATCGCAGCCTCGTCCGGTCGGTGCAGCCGGCCGTCGAGCCGGTCACGCTTTCTGAGGCAAAGGTGCAGTGCCGCGTGGACATCGACGACGACGATGCCTACATCTCCGGCCTGATCACCTGCGCCAGGCAGTACATGGAGGAGGTGCTGGACATCTCCATGATCACGCAGACCTGGCAGGCCCGCTATGACGTGTTCCCCCTCTGGGAACTGATCCTGCCCCGCCCGCCGATGGCCCCGGCCGCCGTGACGATCACCTACCGCGACGAGGCCGGGAACAACCAGACGCTCCTGAGTGCCAGCGGCCACTTTCAGGTGGACTCGAACATCACCCCAGGCCGCGTCTACCCGCTCTACAACGGCGTCTGGCCGGCGGTTCGGGGCGACGAGAACAGCGTCACTGTGCAGTGGCAGGCCGGCTACGGGGCCGCGGGAGCCAGCGTGCCCGGCATCCTGAAGCAGGCGGCCCTGCTGCTCGTGGCACATTGGTACGAAATGCGACAGCCGGTCTTCGCCTCGTACTCGCAGGTGATCCCGGTGCCCCACACGTTCGAGACGCTGATGGCAGCGAGCGGCTGGGGGGGATACCGATGACCGTCCAGGCCCAGGTGCAGGCCGGCGTCTCTGCCCGGCGGCTCACCCAGAGCGGCCTGACGAGCGCCATCGAAGACCACACGGTGCAGTTCACCGTGGACGTGGGCGACTGCACCGAGGTCTGGAGCGACGAGCGGACGTTCGGAGCCTCCGGCTTCGACGAGGTCGATTTCTCGACCATCGGCATCGACGCGGTGAAGCTGCTCTACGTCCGCAACCTGTCGGCCAGCCACCAGATCGCCCTGTCGGCCGGCTGGACGGGCAGCCAGTTCAGCGTCTTCCGCCAGGACGCCACCGCGTGGAACTTCTCGCCGATGATCAACCTGGGCAGCCTCACGCTCCGGGGCTACCCGATCCGCGAGGCCGGCACGCTGCTCCTGTCCTGCCCGAACAGCGACGGCTTCGGCACGACGGCGGGCGGGAGCATCCTGCGAATCGGCGGCACCGCGGGGCAGTCCTACGAAATCTACGTCATGGGAACCTAGACCGATGGCACTGAACGCCCAGATTCTGCTCTCCATCCTGGCCCACGAGTCCTCGAGCGGCGACATCTCGCAGACCCTGCGGGCCACGCCAGCGACGTACTCGCTCACGCTCGGCAACGGCACCGGCGCGAACCAAGCCCAGGTGGTGTGGAGCGACTCGCGGACGGTCCCGGCCGGGGGCCAAGACATCGTCCCCCTGCGGACGCTGACCGACGACCGCGGCAGCGTGTCGTTTACGGCCGTGAAGGCGATGTACATCAGAAATACGTCTCAGTCGTCCATCCAGTTGGCGCTGGGCGATGCGCTGCAAGAGGCGTGGACATCAGGCCCAGGCTACGCCGTGGACGGCAACAACTACGGCGAGACGAACATCGCCGCCGGTGGGTGTCTGTTTTTCTCCGACCCCACCGCTGGCGGCGCGGTGGTGCCGCAGAGCGAGGCCACGATTTACATCAACGGCGCTTCTGGGCTGACCTACGAAATCATCCTCATCGGCGAAGGCACGGTCACATGACCCTTGACATCGGCAAGATGCGCGAGCGGGTGACGATCCAGTCGCCGTCGGAGGTGCGTGGCCGCTCGGGCGAGACAAAACTTGAATGGAGCGCCTCCGCGACCGTCTGGGCCAGTGTCGAGGGCTTGTCGAGCCGGGACATCCTCCAGGCCCAGCAGGCCAACGTGGTCGCGACGCACCGCATCCGCATCCGCCATCGGGACGATGTGACTCACACGCATCGGCTAGTCTGGAGGAATCGGACGATGGAGATCGCCAGCGTCACCGACCGCATGGGGCGGGAGACGCTCGAGCTACTGGCGAGGGAGTTGACCTAGCATGGCCGTCCCCATTCAAGGCACGACGCCTCGTATCCTCTCCTCCGGCCAGACCGGCCGGGAGCAGACGGAGGGGTTCATCAGCATCCGCCTAGAAGGCGTGGATGACCTGATCCAAGCCCTCTTCCGCGCCGCCACCCAGGTCGGCGAAGACGCGACGCCTCGGCTCAACGCGGCCTGCAAGGTGGCGATGCAGGAGGTGATGGACAACTACAAGCGGCTCATCCCCGACGTGACGGGGAACCTAAAGAAGAGCGTGAAGGTCCGCGGCATCAAGAACCAGCGGGCCAAGGGCGTCGGCGTCGCGATCGGCGGCCCCCAGCACGTCGTCGGCGGGAGCGGCAAGAGCGGCAAGGAGTGGGACGTTGAGGTCAAAGG